ACCGGACGGTGGAGGAGTGGCGGGAATGGCAACTTGCTGAAGGACGAAAACGCAGCGAGGAGATTAACCGCCTGAATCATCAGGTGCGGGTTGAAAAAATCCTGAACCGTGCGGGCATCCAGCCGCTTCACAGGAAGTGCTCATTCGGGAACTACCGGGTGCAGAACGACGGTCAGCGCCATGCTCTGAGCCAGGCGAAATCCATTGCCGATGAATTGATGACCGGATGTACAAACTTCGTGTTCAGCGGTAAACCTGGTACCGGTAAAAATCACTTGGCAGCAGCGATTGGCAATCGGCTGATGGCGAAGGGGAGAAGCGTGATTATCGTCACCGTGTCCGATGTCATGAGCGTGTTGCATGACGGCTACGACAACGGCCAGTCCGGGGAAAAATTTTTACAGGAGCTTTGTGGAGTTGACCTTCTGGTCCTTGATGAAATTGGAATGCAGCGGGATACGCGCAACGAGCAGGTCACGCTGAACCAGATAGTCGACCGCAGAACGGCTTCGATGCGTAGTGTCGGAATGCTGACGAACCTGAATCACGCAGCGATGAGCACACTCCTCGGAGATCGGGTGATGGACCGTATGACCATGAACGGTGGTCGGTGGGTGACGTTTAACTGGGATAGCTGGCGTCCAAATGTCAGCAATATGAGGGTTGTGAAGTAATTTTGTCCGGAGGAAATTTTAATGGAAACCGTATCTGACGCACTGAAAGCACTGAAAAAAGCCTCTTCACATGTGGTGGCAGCTCGCCTTGGAATCAGTCGTGAAGAGGCTGTCAACGAACTGTGGGAACTCAAAAAAAATGGCGTTGTTGATAAAACGGGTCACACCTGGTTTCTGGCTGTCGAAGGTGAAGCCGGGGTAACCGAAGGGCAGGCACTACAACCTGAAGCGCCGGATGTGGTAACCGAAGAGGTCGCTCCAAAAGTTACCGCAGACATGATGGTTGAGTTTATCGGTCAGGATGGTGCTAAAACGTGTGAGGAACTGGCGGGTAAGTTCGGCGTCAGTACTCGCAAGGTTGCTTCCACGCTGGCGGTGGTAACCGCAACGGGGCGGCTGGCACGCGTTAATCAGAACGGTAAATTTCGTTACTGCATGTCGGGGGGTAATTTACCAGCAGATCCGAAAGCCGCGCCGGTAACGAAAAATGATGGTAAGGCCTTTCCTCAGCCAGCAGGTGCTGCGTTACCAGTCCGGGAAGCCGCAACACAGGAAGAAATTAAAACAGAAACTGTGGCGGACATTGTGCAGCCGTTGCCATCGTTTACCGAAACGCAAGCAGATGAGCTGATTTTTCCGTCCCTTCGCAGGGCAAACCTGGCGCTGCGCAGGGCGAAAAGTGATGTTCAGAAGTGGGAGCGAGTCTGCGCCGCGCTGCGGGAGCTGAACAAGCACCGGGATATTGTTCGACAGATTACTGATTCTTCCCGCCGTGTTGTATCGGAAAAGTGATAGCCGGAGGCGCTTATGGCGAAACCTTTTACACACGAACAGCGTGAAGAACTGAAGGCCCGAATTATCGGGCTGGTACGCAAAAATGAACGCATGACGATATCACAACTGGAGAGAGCGACGGGAGCAGGCTGGCATTCAGTCAGACGTTGCCTTGTGGATGTACTGGCTTGTGGCGATTTATACATGCCCAGTAAATATGGTGTTTTTACATCAGAACAGGTGTATCGCGTATGGCGTAAGGCAGCGGAGAAAGCAACCGACCAGACATTGAGTCGAAAGTTACCAGACGGAGAAATACGCCGCTACGACAGACAACAGAACATAATCTGTGGCGAGTGCCGGAAGAGTGAAGTTATGCTGCGTGTACTGGCGTTCTATCAGGGCAATTTTCAGGAGGCGGTACTGTGAGTGAATTAGCTATCAGGCTTCAATTGTCGCTGGCATTCGCATCAAAGGAGAATGAGATGACCACTTTTACAAAAGAGCAGTTAATCAGTCATGTTAGTGAAAATGTAAAGGCGATGAAATTTGCAGTAAAACAGACAGCATTCAAAAATTCTCTCGAGGCAATTGAGTTGGATTTAGCACTGGCCCTTGTTGCTCAGGCTTCGCTGGAAGCAGAGCCCGTGCTTTATATGAATCGATTTACCGGAAAGACATTCTCACTGGAAGAGCAACCCGGTGCTGATAAGGAACCGGAAATATACGTGCCGCTATATGCTGCCCCGCCAGACAGCGCCGCCATGCTTCAGGCTGGAAACTTTCGGGAAAATAAGGGTTCGTCAACCAATAATTTTCGGGAAATCTCGGAAACGTCAACCAACTATCCGGTAACTCCGGATGGTTGGATAAGCTGTAGTGAGCGAATGCCGGATGACGGTCAGCACGTAATTATTTTATGTGATGGCGCATTTGTTCTTTATGCGCAATATCGAGACGGTGAGTTTTTTGATGTAGTCCGTGATGGTGATGAATTTTTCGAAACACAGAGCCGCAATGTAACCGACTGGATGCCGCTACCAGAACCGCCGCAGGAGGTGCGCCAATGAACTGGCCTGAAGCATTTGCAATTACAGGCGTTGCTATGGCTATCACTTTTTTAGTATATGTTATTTGTCGGTGGGGGTAAAAACGTTCGCCGGGATTAACACCAAAGGAGGGAATATGTCGGATGATATATCACTGGCAATGGAAGGTGCGCTGGCTGTTATTGCTGTTGTGGGCGTTTACTGCCTGGTTGTGTTTTTGATGGATCGACTAGGGAACTGAATTCATTACGATATGGGAATTCCCATATCGGGTAAAAACGGTTTGCGGTAAAGCGAGAGTTAAGTAGAATTGCTGCGGGTGCTTGAGGCTGTCTGCCTCGGGCATGCCACCGTAAGGCAGACAGAGAAAAGCCCCAGTTAACATTACGCGTCCTGCAAGACGCCTAACATTAATCTGAGGCCAATTTCATGCTAGACACATGTAGGTTAGCCTCTTACGCGCCGAAAGGCAAGGAGAAGCAGGCTATGAAGCAGCAAAAGGCGATGTTAGTCGCCCTGATCGTCATCTGTATTACCGTCATTGTGACGGCACTGGTAACGAGGAAAGACCTCTGCGAGGTACGAATCCGAACCGGCCAGACGGAGGTCACTGTCTTCACAGCTTACGAACCTGAGGAGTAAGAGACCAGGCGAGGGAGAAATCCCTCGCCACCTCTGATGTGTCAGGCATCCTCAACGCACCCGCACTTAACCCGCTTCGGCGGGTTTTTTCACGTACTGTGGTTGTGAATACGATCGGTATTAGGCTATGCTAACAACATTAGCCTGACTAATTTTGTATTGACTTGATTTTTGTTAAAGAACAGGACGGAGAAGTAAGGGTACACCCAATGAGCTACGCACTAAAAAAACACCCGCGATTGACTATTCCCCCTCGCGATAAAAGCGTTGTGGCAGCTCCGCGCCCGGCTATCGATGAAAATTGCACTCATCGTGAGCAGGTGAAAAATGCTTTCGATTTCGGTTTTTCTCGTTACGAGAAGGCAATGGAAGAACTTTCAAAAGTGTAATGATGGGTATTGTGCTCTATGGCTGAGATTGTTGAAGGAGTGCACTACCTTTCGTTTGATGATCTTACCGAAATTAATCGCCTTTTAATTGAGCTTCAAACACCAGATGAACCTGTTAGTGTGCTGAGTGTTGATAATTTAAGTTCTTCTCAGTCTCGTCCCAGCATGGTTCGATGGTATGAACAGACTAATGACATGTTTGTACTGGCATCAGTATTGATTGAAAGTCTGATTCAGAATCATCCATTTGCTAATGCAAACAAACGAACAGCTATGATGGCTGGTTATGTCTTCTTGTTGTTGAATGGCTATGAGTTAACAGCACCAGGCGATGAAATCGTGGAAATGGCAGAGGGACTGGCCTGCAAAACCTATACTCGAGAAGATCTCGAGAACTGGTTGTGTTATTGGTCTCGTGCGTATGACGGCCGGGAATTATGTAAAACAGGCGCAACTGTTGTTTTGTATGAAACTATCAAGCTTAAAATAGAACAGCAAAACTAAAGGTGCTTCTAATGAAAACCCGCTTCGGCGGGTTTTGTTGTATTGGAGTATCATGATATTACCTGGATTCCGTTTTTCTCTACGACTGAAAGAAGGCGAAGAGCGGCACCTCCCGGCCGTTTTACACCACGTTCCCAGTCTGATATCAGGTTTTTACTGACGTTGAGGTATCTGGCAAAAACAGGTTGAGACAGATGCTCTCGTTCGCGCAGTGCACGGATCCTTTCCGGAGACATTACCGGCGCTGGCTGGAGACAAGTTTCATCGAATTCTCGCATAGTCTGTTTCGTTACTGCGCCGATATCATGAAGCGATTCCATCATTTCATGTACGGATGCAAGCGCATCACTGCGGTAATTTTTACTCATTGGGTACCTCCGTAAACTGACCCTGTAGAATCAGTTGTGCCAGTTGTTCATCTGTTAGATTGAGTACGTGAGGAGCCCCTTCCGAAATGCACTTTCCTCAGTAGCGGTTATATTTTCACGTTCATTTTTTGCGTATGCATATACGAAAAAGGCCCTTGTGCCGACGCGATAGAAAATGATTGTGCGATAACCGCCAGATTTGCCGCCACCGACTCGTGGCAGACGTTGCTTGATAACGCCGTTACCCAGGTTTGCTGAGATAAGCCCGTTATCAGCCTGTTTAACAATTTCGCGCAGTGATTGGTCGGATATTTTGTTTTGCGTGCAAGTCGCTCAAACCAGGCGTTTTTAAAAATGCGCATTTTTTGTTCCGTTATTAATGTATAACACATAGTGTTACATTGCGTAGGGATCTGCAATGCCATCAGTTTGACAACGTCGCGTGTTCGGGGCTATATTCCTCACGCGCCAGCAAAACCTGGCGTCGGGATTAGCACCCCGGATATCGAAACGGTGCATAACCGCGCTGGCGGTTTTTTTATGCGCTAAGCACAGTCACATTCGCGATTTATGGCGGG